ATTCACAATTACGATTGAACAATGCTCTAGTTGCAAAAGTATTAGAGGATATAATTGTTGAACATTGTTCTAATTATAACAATGAACAATCACAACAATTAATGAATGATGTACAATGTGCATTAAATCAAGTTAGAATATCAATCTTACGCTAACCCTAATGACGGCTCACGCTAATGTGTGAGCCGTTTTTTTTCCCTAATTCCTGCATAAAACCATAACCTGTTACGCTTCATCACCATCTAATTAACCTGTTTTCCCAGGCGCGCCGGGCATGAAAAGAGGCTCTAATCCCAACTCAAATACAATATTTAGTAGTTGACGTCTAGACCACGTACAAAATCTAGGTTCTTGCACGACGGCGAGCTTACAGCAAGTTATATACACGTATATAATTGCATTTTATTCTGGACTAGGTATTATGATCATATGTCAGTAAACCATTTGACCACAGACAAATTGAGGCTCGAAGTAGAGAGGCTCTTAATAGAAAATATTAAACTTTGCCAAGATCACTTTTTATATTTTGTAAAAGAGATGTGGCCTGATTTTATATATCGTAAAACAAATAGTAGGGATGATTGGGGACATCATCAAATTATTGCACAAGAATTTACTAACATAGCACAAAATAAAAAAGGGAGGCTCATTATAAATATGCCACCTAGACACACTAAATCAGAATTTGCTTCTATTTATTTTCCAGCATGGATCATAGGGAAGTTTCCAAAAATGAAAATTATGCAAGTATCTCACAATACAGAACTTGCGGTAAGGTTCGGTTCTAAGGTTCGTAATTTAATTGACTCACCAGAATACAAACAGATATTTGGTAATGTGAAATTGCGAGAAGACTCTAAAGCAAAAGGTAGGTGGGAAACAAATTTTGGTGGTGAATATTATGCAGCTGGCGTCGGGGCGAGTATCACGGGCCGTGGTGCGGATTTATTGATTATTGATGATCCACACACGGAACAAGACTCTCTTTCCGATATGGCAATGGATCGTGCTTATGAGTGGTATGCCTCTGGTCCACGACAACGTTTACAACCTGGAGGCTCAATTTTACTTGTTATGACAAGATGGGCAGAAGATGATTTAACGGGTCGATTATTGAAGGCTCAAACGGAACCGAAAGCAGATTCGTGGCGACAGATTTCATTTCCTGCGGTTCTCGACTCAGGAAACCCAGTGTGGCCTGAATATTGGAACTTAGAAGAATTAGAAAAAATAAAAGCATCCTTACCTGTCAGAAACTGGTCTGCACAATATATGCAAAATCCTACAAGTGAAGAAGGTGCAATTTTAAAACGAGAGTGGTGGCGTCCATGGAAGAGTGATCACATACCTAATCTCATGCATGTTATTCAAAGTTATGATACTGCGTTTAGTAAAAGAGAAACATCTGATTATTCTGCTATTACTACGTGGGGTATATTTTATCCTGAAGAAGGTTCGGGACCCAATTTAATTTTGTTAGATGCTTTGCGAGGTAAATATGATTTTCCAGAATTAAAAGCAGTTGCTTTAGATGCGAATAAGTATTGGGAACCAGAAAGTATTATTATTGAACAAAAAGCTAGTGGTGAGCCATTGACTCAAGAATTTCGGCGCATGGGCATACCTGTAATACCTTTCACACCGAGTAAAGGAAATGACAAACATACACGTGTAAATTCATGTGCACCTGTTTTTGAAAGTGGTGCTGTGTGGTATCCGTATGGTGAAATGTTTGCAGAAGAAGTTATTGAAGAGTGTGCTGCATTTCCAAATGGTGCAAATGACGATTATGTTGATTCTACTACACAAGCTATACTAAGGTATCGCCAAGGCAACTTTGTTGAGTTATACTCAGATTATGTAGATAACGAGGATCGTCCTCCAAAAGAGTACAGATATTATGGATGAAGAAAACGATAGTGGTATAGGTCTAGGTGAGATTGTTGGTGGTATCGGAGCTGCAGCTTTAGCCATACCAAATATTAGAAAAAAAGCACTTAAAGGCATTAAAGCCTTATTTAGAGAAGAGGCTCCACCCAGAAAAAATCCTAATTTAGAATTACTTGATGAGTCTGAACGTGTTTCAACTTTACCTAAGGTTCAACAAACTCGTGAGATGACTAGATTAAATGAGCTAATCCAAAAGGAAAGGGAAGAGCTTGAAGAGATCAGAAAACAGGTTATGAAAAAACCTTTGACATTTGGCGGACAAACTAAAAGAAATGTGGACCCTGTAAACAATCCTGGTGATTTTAATTTTGGTTCAGCTACTTACGATTTTATTGCATTACATCCTAGCAACAAACCTTTGAAAGCAGATCAGTGGATTCAGGAGTTTGCAAAACCAGGTTTGTCTACTAAATACAAAACACCTGGTTTTCAGAATGTAAATGCTAATGTTACTCGAGAAGAATTAGAAGATTTAAATTTAGCTGTTTTTGATGGTAATAAGTTAGTGGGTGGTTTTTTAAAAAGTGCAAAAGACGCAGACATAAGCATTGATAAAAAAACTCTTTTAAACATAGCAGAAAATTCACCGATGCGTGATTTAAAGGTAAACATATTAGGACCACGATACCAGGCAACAGAGGTTGTAGATGAAGCTATTACCCTAGCTAGAAAAAAATTTGAAGCAGGAATTGATTACTTTGATAAAAAATTACCAGCCTTAACATCTGATATGGATAAAGATTTACAAAAGGCGTTTAAAAAAGAGTTTATTCAAAAATCCACACAAGGGTATGGGAAACTATCTGATTTTAAAGCAGATGTTAATTTAAAAATTAGACAACAAGGTTCAGCAAACCTTGCAGATTTGCCTTTTAGACAAACAAGAGATGAGTTTGCAGAGCAACTTATAAAAACAGCTGATGGACCACTTGAATTTTTAAAATCACCAAGCTATGGAACACCAGAGGGTATTAAAAAAAGAACAGCTGCAGTCAATACTTATTTACAGACAATCGCACAAAAGTTTGATGATACAATTAAGTCTGCAGCATCCGCTATTAATAATTTAAAATCCCCTGGTAAAGTTGGAGAGACTTCTTTTCCTAGAACAAAATACTCGATGCAAGATACATATCGTTTAAGAGGTGCTGAAAACTATAACGAAGTGATCGTGCAGTTTAAACCAAGAAATAGATTGGGCAACCCAGCACGTAGCACAGCACATTACGAAGATTACGCAGGAGTTCAGGATGAACAGCTATATTTTTTTAGATTTGGAACACGTTCTGACTTTGATAATTTTAACAGCAAGATTTATTCAATAGATGAGATACAAAGTGACTTAACAAAGTCTTTAAAAGAGATAGCTTTGAGAGAAAAAAAAGAAGGCAAAAAGTTTGTACGTCCAGTTAACAGATTTAACACTGATTTTTCGTCATCATTAGCATCTGCTAGAACAAAACAACTTGTTGAAAGAGCAAACGATTTAGCAGATAAGGGTATTAATATGAGCATGAAAGAAAGACAGGAGTTAAGAGAACTTAATTCAAAAGTCAAAACATTATTTAGAACAGCACAATCAGGAGCACCATCTGATTTATTAAAAATAATAGATAGTTCATCAGATACTAATAAATACATGCCGTTGAGTAATCGAGAACAATATGGCGAACACGCTGTTAAAATATTAGCAAAAAAAGCTTTAAACGATGGTGTTGACTTTATCTCTGTCAATCCTTCAAATGTACAGCATAATCTTAAACAAGGTATCAAAGTAGGTAATCAAGAATTTTATGGAGACATTGCAGATAAACGTAAAGGTGAAGTAGTAAAAGCTATGGAACGTTTAGCAAGGCAATACGGATCTCAAGTACAACTTCGTCGAGTTTCGTTAAGTGATCCTAAAAAACCTTTTAAGGTTTTATCTAAGGTTGAGATGGTTCAACCTACTAGTGGTGTCAATGTGAGTAGAGAACATATTGCTGCTTTTGAAAGAGAACTCGATGCCAAAATCTTTGCACAAAAAATAGGTGCAAGTACAAAAACAGATATTAAATTTATTGAGGGCACAAATCCTGAAAATTATTTTGATGCATACACGTTACGAATAACACCGGAGATGGGTAACAAGCCTTTTAAAATTTACAAGAAACTAGGTGGTCTAGTCGTAGATATTTTTAAATGGTAGAATAATTTATGTCACAACAACCAGTAAAAAAAGATCCTTTTAAAAAATTTAATTTTGATGAGTACATCTTGGATGCAGATAGTATGGCTGAGTCATTTTTGTCGCCCAAACGTAGAATGAAATTAGATACAGATAGTGAAGGTCTTGAGTTAATTAAAAAAAAGAAAAAGGCATTTGATGAAACGTATTCTGATAGAGAGATGTTTCCAATACCTGAAACAAAAATGCCGATTACGGATTTGCCAAGTGATTTGGTAAGTTATTCAAAAAGTCTAGTATCCCCTGAAAAAGCTAGAAAGGGTAAGTTTGTTATGGTAAAAACAAAGCTAGGTAAAAATAAAAAGACAAGGATATACTAATGGATGAAGAAGAAAATCTAGAAGAACAGGTTGAGCCTGTTAATGTAGAGGTTGAAGAACCAGGAGCAGAAGTTCAAGAAGAAGTACAAGAAGAAAATAACTTCTATGCAAACTTAGCTGAAGATTTAGATGATCGTGTTTTGTCATCTTTAGCTTCACAACTTATATCAGATTACAAAAAGGACAAAGAATCAAGAAGTGATTGGGAAAAAGGGTATATCTCAGGACTAGATTTGTTAGGTTTTAAATACAATGATGAGGGTCAACCATTTAGAGGAGCGTCGTCTGTAACACATCCACTTTTGGCAGAGGCTGTCACACAATTTCAAGCACAAGCATACAAAGAACTATTGCCATCCGATGGTCCAGTAAAAACCATGGTTGTTGGAGATGCTAATGCTGAAAAAAACGCACAAGCACAAAGAGTAAAAGATTTTATGAATTACATGATTACTGAGGTGATGGAGGAGTACACACCTGAATTTGATCAGATGTTATTCTATTTACCTTTAGCAGGTTCATCATTTAAAAAAGTTTATTACGATGATCTTATGGCAAGAGCTGTAAGTAAATTTGTACCGGCTGAAGATTTGATTGTTCCCTATTATGCATCGGATCTTAAAGACTGTGAAAGAATTACACACGTTGTTAAGATGAGTGAGAATGATGTGTTAAAAAAAATGAATACAGGATTTTACAGAGATGTTGAGATTAGTCCGTCTGCTGCAGAAGATAACGATGTCCAAGATAAATACGATGAGATGGAAGGTATCTCAGGTACAAAAGATAAAGAGTATCAATTTAATATTTTAGAAATGCATGTGGATATTGATCTCGATGAATTTAATGTTGAAAATGCAGAAAAAAAAGTAAAAGTTCCTTACATTGTCACAATTGATGAAGGCTCACAACAAGTATTAAGTATATATCGTAACTATTCACCAGAAGATCCTCTATTTTCACGAAAAGAATATTTTATACATTACAAATTTTTGCCGGGTCTAGGGTTCTATGGCTTTGGTTTGATACATATGATTGGTGGATTATCGAGAACAGCTACTGCAGCACTTAGACAATTACTAGATGCAGGAACTTTAGCTAATTTACCTGCTGGTTTTAAGTCGAGAGGTATAAGAATACGGGATGATGACCAACCTTTTCAACCTGGAGAGTTCCGTGATGTCGATGCACCCGGTGGAAATATTAAAGATCAGTTTCAAATATTACCATTTAAAGAACCAAGTAGTGTTTTATTTCAATTATTAGGTTTTGTAGTGCAGGCAGGTCAAAGATTTGCTGCTATTGCAGACATGCAAACTGGTAATGACGCACAAAATCGTGCTGTCGGAACCACAATTGCACTTTTAGAGCGCGGATCAAGAGTTATGAGTGCAATTCACAAGCGTTGCTACTACTCTATGCGACAAGAATTTAGACTTTTGTCTAATGTGTTTCAAGAATATCTACCTCCACAGTATCCTTATGCTGTTTATGGGGCAGATCGCATGATAAAAGCTCTAGATTTTTCTCCAATAGTCGATGTAATACCTGTTGCAGACCCAAATACCTTTTCTTTATCGCAAAGAGTCACTATGGCATCACAACAATTGCAAGTTGCCAATGCTGCACCGGAATTACATAATATGAGAGAGGCATATCGTAGAGTTTATGAGGCTTTGGGCACCAAAAAAATTGACGAATTGTTAAAACCTATTAAAGATCCTCAACCCATGGACCCAGCTGTTGAAAATTCAGGTGCTTTACAGTCAAAACCACAAAAAGCTTTTTATTTTCAAAACCATGATGCACATATTCAGGCACATTCTGCATTTATTCAGTCGAGAATGGTGCAGGCAAACCCTTTAGTGTATTCAATATTACAAGCACACATATCTGAACACATTTCTTTTAAGGCAAGAGCTCAAGTGTTGCTATACATAAAACAAGAAAGACCAGATTTGCAAGAATTAGAGCAAAAAGATCCTCAAGCTTACTTAGCTGAAACAGAATCACTAATTGCAAGAACAATTGCTGAAATGACTGCTGAATTAATTATGGCAGAACAAGGTTCTAGTAAACCAGATCCAGTTGTTATGTTGAAAAACAGAGAACTAGATATTAAAGCTATGGATATGCAAAGAAAAGCTGCAGAATTCGCAGCACAAGAGGAGAGAAAAGGTGACGAGTTCTTCCAAAGACTAGATCTTGATAAAATGAAAAGAGAAGATGCTGAGGAGGCAGCAAAAGAAAGAATAAGAGTAGCTGATGAAAAATTAGAGTTGAATGCAACCAAAATAGCTATGGAAGAGGACAAAAAAGATGAAGGGTAAGCCATTTGGACCACCTCCTAAAAAGGGACCTCAACCACAGGGCATGAAAGATGGTAATTTAGTAGGTTGCCCTCATCGTGAAAATGGTGTAAAAAGCGATATAAAAGGAATATCTGATATTCAGGTTAAAGGTAAAAAATTTATAGGCGTTAAGTGATAAAGGGCGATTCATCAGAATATCATCTGATAACAAAACATATAGGAAAGTTAAATATTGATCGTGCTACACTTACGTGCGAGATTGGGCTAAGGGAGGGGTTGGGTTCTAAAATAATCATGGATGCTATGCGTGAGCACAAACCAAATCTTTATAAACATGTCGCTATTGATCCTTACAATAATTTAAGTTACGAACATTATGATAATGAAGGCAGTGTTGTTGCTGGTTACACTGAGGAAATGAAACAAAAAACTGTATCTTATCTATATCAAAATTATCCCGAATTTGATTTTTACCATATGACAGATGATTACTATTTTAAAACTATGGGTGATGGTCACCAATTAGGTCTTTTTAATAACATGATGTTGTTCGGTTTGTATAAAGTTGTTCATTTTGACGGACCACATACTACAGATGCAGTGATACAAGAATTAAATTTTTTTATACCTAGGTCTGAGACGAAGGCTCTTTTTATAATTGACGACTTTAAAGACTTGAAGATGGGTATTGTAGATATGCTTCTTAAGACTTATAATTTTAATGTTGCTGAAGAAGGTGACAATAAAATTATTTATCAAAAGGAGATATAATGTTTACAGCGATATTAGGTCCTGTTGCTAGTTTGGCAAAGACATGGATAGAGGGCAAGCAAAAAAAAGCACAACTCAAATCACAAGTAGAATTAACAAAATTAGAAGCAACAAAAACCAAAATAGAAAAAGATGGTTCTTGGGAGGATAAAGCTATGTCCGCAAGTGACAATTCATGGAAAGACGAAGCCTGGACTCTGACGTTTATTGCTATAATTTTTGCATCCTTCGTCCCTGCACTTCAACCTTATATGCAACAAGGTTTTTTGTTTCTTAAAAACGATTGTCCTGATTGGATATCATATGGAATTTTGGCATCAATAGCAGGATCATTTGGGCTTAAAGGTATTGCTAAAATAAAAAAATAAAATACAATTAAAGGTGGAGGTAAGTATGTTATTAACAAAAGATATTTTACAGTTAAAGAAAA